GGCGGCGATCAGGAACGTTACAGTATCATATGACACAGCACTAACGCGGATCAGCCCGGCATCCTCGCCGGTCCCTATACGATGCTCCAGTTTACTCGACCCCAATAGGGCGAACAGGCAGCACAACAACAGCACTGGCACAATCCGGCGCATGACTACCTCCAGTACGTGAATACTTCGGTCGCGTCAGTGCGAACTACGCGCATCGAATCAGCCCGCACCATGAACTCATTAGACGGGACACCAGCGGGATAGGTGATAAACGCGTCACTGCTTCCCGGCTCTACGTCCGCAGGAATGATGGTGTCTCCATCTGCGTAGTACACAACGGCGATGTTTCCGTCCGGGGCGTAGTTCGTCACCTTTTCGGCCTTGCCATCAAAGTCTACCGTGTAGTCGGTCGTCGCACTGCTGGCGTAGTAAGACCCGCGCCAAGACAACGTCGCGCCCATCGCCACAACAGCGATCAAGACGACCATCACAACAATCAGCTTTTTCATCTCTACTCCTTCGACGTGATGTCCTCTAGGGACGCATCATAATCTACTTGTTCTAAAACCAGCGGTCCGCGCCAGTAGTTTGTGCCAGCAACTGTGACCGGCTGGCTTGGAATCGACCTTATCTTGTACGCCCTGCCCCTCGCGGCCACAATGGTATCAAGCGCGACGGGGTTGGATAGCGTCTTATGCTCGTTCGCTACGCGGTCGGCTGACCATGCCTCTCGATCAAGGCGCCATGTATTAAGCACCAGCGGGAAGCATCCGTTATTGCCGCTATCACTGCCAATACGGAACGCCCCCGCCGTAAATGTTTTCTCATAGTGCGCTGCATCGGTATTGGACTCCAACAAAACGCCGTTGTGATATATTTGCGATGACGAATGATCCCACACGCACGCTATGGTGTTCACTTGTCCTGCGACAATAGATATCTCAGAGGATATTGTTGTAGATCCAGTGATATAGAATATCGCCCGAACGCCAGAATACGAATCGTTTTCAATGAGATAGAGCCGACCAGCCTGCGCACCGCTGTAACCGCTGATCGCACAAAACATACTCTCTGGATCTTCGTACCAATCCGGCACATAGAATGATGTAAACATCGACCCGGTTTCGGGATACACAAGATCGCCGGCGGTTGTAAGACAATCGAGATTCCTTGCGGACCCGTAATATTGCCATTGCGGATAGGCTTGCGAATACCTAGACGAATTCGCCTCCCACCAGATAACGGTCGGGCCGATCCAAAAGTTGCACGTCTGCGCATCCCCGCCGCTAGGCATGACCACTATCAACTTGACCGATCCCGATGCATAAGATGTGTCGTTGTTTTGAATATCTATCCGCGTCCAGTTTGAATAATCACCGGCCAGCGCAATGGGATCACCGCTGCCGCCCTCGACATACAACAGCGCATCAGTCGGCAGGCGGCCCATGATCCAAGTAGCCGCGTTGACCGTCCCTTCTCCAGTGGGGCCGCCGCTGCCGGACACGGGGAGCGTCATCTCCACTTGTCGGGATGACGTAGTAGATGTTCCCACGACATTGATTGCGCCCGCTGCGCTGGTCTGCCCGAACATCGTGGCGTTAAAGGTAATTGTAAGGGTGCCAGAGCCAGTCCCCGCAGCAGTCCACCCACACGTCGCGGGAGTTGCCCCTGTCGGAGTTGTAGGGTCGGCTATGTTCGCCCCTGCCCGTTCGAATATCTGCCCCGCCCCGCCCGGAGTAGACACAATGCGCTGCTGGTAATCGAATCCGGCGCGCATTACATCAAGCCCAGTGAAGTCGTCCCACACGTTTTCCTCGGTAGAGTCCCCGGAGATATCCAGTGTATGCCTGCCTGTCAGGTCTGGGATCGAAGTCGTTGACGCAGGGACAGGCCGCCATCCCAAAAGCGTATTGCGCCCATAGCCGGGAGTGAACAGGCACCGTGCCCGCTCCTGCATCCACTCATGTAGCCTGCGACGGGTCTTGTTGTCGATCATATCAACCGACATTGTGATACTGTGCCGCAGCGATATCGGGGAATCCCCCTCTGAGCCGTCCGTGTATTCGTGTGTTGCGTCTAAAGATGTGAACCCCTGAGACACCGGATAGGCGCAGGGGTCGCCCTGGTCGTCAATTAACTGGATCTCATCAAACGAAAGTCCGTTAACCCCGTCAGATGTCTCCTGAGACACGCCCTCGGTCGTCTCTATGTCATCCTCGCGGACCAGTGTAAACAGCGCATCAGCCATCAATAGACCGCCTTTTTCCCGTCCTCGACTGCGCGCATCGAGTCTCTATTAAAATTCACCCAATCGCGGCGCGTCTGTGGGCGCTGCATGATATTCTGAACTGTGATTGAGCCGCCGCCGCCAGACTGTCCGATATCGCCCACCTCTGCCATGCCCAAGTATCTGTCCAGCCGCTGAGACAGTTTGCGGGATACGACCTCTTCACCTGGCATCGCTAGGATCATTCGCGAGTCCAACCCCCTTGGGCCGTCAGGGACAGAGTAGCCCACCGCAGCCTTGGGGACTGTTCCACCTGCAGCGAACGGCAGGGGCAGCCCAAACGCCGACCTGATCCCCAAGCTCAACCCCATCGAGAGCGCCGACTTCAGAAGGTTGTTGAACATATCTTCGACATCGCCACCCTGTACCATCATCATGGCGAATTGCTCTGCGAACTGCGCGCCGATCTGCTGGGCTGCAGAGACGCCCGCCGTCTCGATGTCCCCCAAGCGGTCTTCAACTTGGGCCGCGTCATCATCTAAATCAGCGAAAGCATCGGGGAGCATCCCCAGCGCATCTTCTACCCTGGCCACAGACTGCGGGGATACGTCAGGACCAGACGCAATCCGCTGCTGCTCCATCATCATCTGGGTATATACGTCTTGGCCGGTTTTGTATGGTGCCGCTGCCGGGGGCGGCATAACGGGTGGCGCACTAACTTTTGGGATCTCGACATCCGGTGTTTTTTGCCGCAGATGTTCGGGGATGTCTTCAGGCGTCATCACCCCTGCACCGCCGAACCCGACAACACCCTGCGCCCGCATCGCGGATTCACGCCAGCGATCAATCGCCCCCGCCATCCCGTCTATCTCGTCGGCGGCTGTCGACGCATTGCCCGACACTGTGGCGATAGCGCCAGCGATCCAATTAATTGCATCGGTGGCTGGCTCAAGGAACGGCTCAGCAACGGCGCGCTTTAACCCCTTCCACGCGACTTCCATGCGTAATTCAGAATCGACAAACGCTGCAGAGTCTTTTGTGAACTCAGTTGAGTATACACCGCCCAATCGCTGCAATTCGTCAAACTGCTCTCGCAGCGCAGCCGACCCCTGCTGTAATACGGGCAGCATGTCCGCACCGCCGCGTCCCATCATCTTTGAAGCAATAGCGTTGCGCTTGCTTTGGTTCTCTACCTTGTTAAGCGCGTCTGACATATCAAGCAAAACGTCGGTTGAACTCCGCATGGACCCGTCGGCGTTTTTGTATTCCACCCCCAGATCATCAAAGAGGCGTGTATATGTAGCAAGCCCCTGCCCGGCATCATAGATTGTCTGGTTTAGTTTTTTGACTGCCTTTTCATATGTGTCGGCAGACCCGCCACCTAGCCGGATGGCATATTCCCACTTGCTTAAATCTTCAGTGGACACCCCTAGTCGTTGGCTCATCTTGTCTAGGCGGTCACCTGCATCGGCCATCTCGTTGACAACACCAGCGATTACCTTGACCGCCCCCACCATCGCGGCGGCGGCTGCAATGGCACCGGCTGCCATAGCCGCCTGGCCGGTAGTGACCCCCCGAAGGCTGCTGGTAACAGACCTAAACGCAGGGGCCGTCCGGTCCACCGCGCCAAGGATTACGTTTACCTTTTTATTTGTTGCCACGTCTCGCGTCTGCTTTCAGTGCGACCTCAACATCAAAGGGCAAAGCCCATATTGATATCGGGTCTAATCCGACAAGTCCGCTTGGTCTGGCTCCGTATCGCTGTCCGATGGCGTCAAGTTGTCCTGCGAGCTTTGAGCCGCTCGATCCTCGCAGGACTTTGAAAAATCCGGGTCGCCATCCCCGGTCAAGTGTTGACTGATCTGCGCGGCATGACCAGACGCCTCTAGATCATCGTAGGTGATCGTGTCCGCGTCTGGGTTGGTAACATCGCCAAGCCGGGGCGATACCATGCACAAACGAAGGAACTCTCGCCCGTGCTTCTCGCGCTCGCCCTCGCCTGTACTTTTGATGTACTTGTCGCGCTTCTCGTTGTCGGTGTTCAATGCAGCGATAAGCCCCAAGAGCTTTACGCCGTAGACCTTCAGCCCGATTACCGGGGTCGGCTTGCGGAGCCGGAACTTGATCCCGTCAACCTCCACGGTAAACTGCGTTTGGTCTATGAACTTCTGCACCTCACTCATGCCGCCCCCTGTCTGTTTAGGTCGTAACGATAACCGCGATTTCGGCCTCAAAGTTACAGTTGAACGTCTGCGCCTCGCCGGTCAGGCTCGGGGGGTCGCCGATCATCTCGCACCCGCTCAGCGTTAGCCATGACCCCATTGTGATAGTGGTCAAGTCGCCATCTGCGTAGTACACATTGTCAAGCAGCGTGACCGTATCAACATCGGACCCCGAGTCATCATCGAAGTCCAGCTTAACGGACCCGCTAATGGTCATCGGACCAGACCAGAACGCCCGCCGGACGGTAGACCCGCCAACGGCATTTTGACCCGCGAAGGCAGTGGGAATGTTAAACTCCAGACTGAAGTTGTTGAAGTCGTAATCAATCCCGTCAATCGCCAACGTGCCATACCCGGACGGCATCAGCAGCAGAGATTCGGCTGGATCGGTGATCGACGTAGGCGTAGCCTCTTTAGCCGCAGCCTTACCAGCAAACGCAGCAGTCAGTGTCCCGCTGTTTTCACTTGGTAAGTCGATCTTTACACTAGACAACACATTGCCCGTGTACGTGTACTCCGGGGCTGCACCGTGATTCACCGCGACGGTCAGGCTCGTATTATCCGGGTCGGTGTTCCCGATGGTGTAGGTAGCGGTAGACACAGAACCAAGCGCGCCAAATAGGCCGCCCATCACATCCTGCTCTAGCGTGAACCCCATCTCAACCGGACCATCAACATAAGTAACGGCCTGCTCAATGCGCTGGGCCTTGTGAGACAGCCACCCCACGCTTTTGCGCGTACCGCGCCGCTGGCCGATACCTGCCGAGATTCCGTGAACGGCGACCTTGGTAGAAGCCTCAGTTCCGTAAGTGGATTCCGCGCCGATCAGAACCCCTCCGTCCAGGCCAATCGGTAGACTCATTTCGTCTCCTTCTTTTTGGGTTTCGTCGCGGGATCAACACGCGGCATTGCAACAGGCAGTTCCGTTTCGAACTCGCCGCCCGGCGCAACCTCGCCCACGCCCTTGACGTAGATGGGGAACTTTCTGTTGTTCTGATACTTCATCACCACGCATCCTTTGTTATGTACATTACCTCTATCACTTCGCGTCCTGAAACAAGGCCGTCAACCTCGCCCAGAACGCCCTCTGCCATCTCGCCACCGCCGACAGTAATCCGATTCGTGTACAATTCCTCGGCGGCAGCAGCGAACACGCCAACAGCCCTGCGGACATCCTGCGTCAGATTGAAGATGTTTGTAGCTGCCGTACTGGCGGTTTTCTCTGTGTAGCAGTCCAGAACTATCGTCCAGACCATTGTGTACCGCTTACCCACAGACACCTCGTCTACAACGTCGTCACCAATCCGGCACACCACATATGATCCAGTGGCGTTGGGATCGGGAGGATCAAACTCTAAGATCGTAGGCGTAGTCCAATACCCAGACCCGACCGCGATCAAGTCCAGTTTGGTTAAAAGCAACTGCCACAAGACAGCCCTGATACTCTGGTTTCCTGCCATCAGAATCCTACCATGTGTTTGCGCAGCCGCTTTTCTACTTGCTTGCCCAACTCAGACTCCATTACCTTGCCGCCGATCTTTACACCGTTGCGCTTAACCGACTTGCCGATGATCGGTCCGATGTTTACATGTGGGTAAACTATCGGATACGCGCTCTTGCCGGTCCTCTTGCCAACAAACTGCCGATGCTTCCCCTTGCCGATCCACGCGCCAGGGAACGACCGCCTGCCCAGCTTCACGCCCTTGCCGACTCTCCGCGCCATCAAGTCCTTAGTGCGGACCTTCTTTTTGACCTTCATGTACGATGCGGAAAACTTGTTCTGCCCAGCAGTCACCCGCGCCCATTGTGTCGGCTTTCTCGCGTCCGCTCTTTTAACCCAAATCCTGCGTCCGACTGGCCCAGCCGGAAGTCTCGTTCGGGCCACAGTCTCGGCCTTGGTCTTTTTCTTGACCTCGGCAGCGGCTTTGTTGACTGCCGACGCCTGGGCCTTGGGCCACTGTTTCGGCAGGGTCGCAAGCCGCTTGCCGTATCGCTCCAATGCTCCAAAGCCAGAGACTTTAAGCATCGGTCTTTTTCTTTCGCCGCGTGTACTTACGCTTCGGCTTTTCGGCCGCGGGCTTCTCGGGCGGTTCATCGAACACCACCGCATCACCCCACACGACCAGACGCCGCGCCTCGTCGTTGGGAAGCTCTACTACATCGCCCGGCATCGCGGTTTTACCCCGGACACCAACGCGCTTGACAATCTTTACTTTCATTCCAAGCCCTTTGATGTGGGGGGACCGAAGTCCCCCCTGTTAAGACTAGGCACCAGCCGCGTACTGCTTGCCCGCAACAATGGCAACGATGCCGATAGGCGTTCCGTTGGTATGAGTGCCGGTCACGTTAATGACCGCACGCACATACCGCGCCTCTCCGGTGTACTGCGTCGAGTACACCGCATCGTCTTCAGCGGCAGCGTCGATGACGCCGAAGCATCCATCATTGTTGCCCGCCACGTAGTTGGACAGGTCCGCGTCCGCTGCATCGGTGAAGGTCGAATTATCCGCAGACTCTTCAACCTCCAACTCGATATAGACGGCCCCGCTCAGCGTGTCGCCAGACTCGCCAATAAGGGCCGCGAAAGTAACCTCTCCGGGATAGTCCCAGCGGTCGATGGAAGTAGAGTTCGCATCTGCCGTGGTAACTACCGGATCAACCACCTGAACAAAGGTAGCCTGGTTATAGACATCTTTTAACATCATTCCTCCTTAAGAGCCGTAGGCGAAGGACTGAGCGTGGCGCACCGCAATATCAACGTCCTGAAGGGCGACGATACGCAGAGTGCCAGAGCTAGACCCGGTATAGGGATCAACGGTCAGATCCACGCCGCCCCACAGGGCCACGATCAGATCAGGCCAGTTTCCGAAGTAGATGCCATTAGCGGCAACGACCTCTGAGTAAACAACCGGGTAGCCGAACAGAGCATCATTCTCGATGATCATGCCGCCGTCGCCACCGGACACCTTTGGGGTACTCATCCCGTAGGCATACACGCCGGTTTCAGTCAGCCAGCCACCGCGACCGATGGGGACATTGTCGCCCGCGACTTCCTTCCAGATGTCAGCCAGCTCGACATAGGTGGGGCTGCCATCAGTAGCAACCGCACTAGAGCCGATGCCTGTGACATTGACCATGCCCTGCGGCTCGCCGTTCGCGCCCGCGCCATTGATAGCAGCGTCGTCAACACCGTGAGCCAGACAGGTGGTCAGATCGTTCTGTACGATCATCTCAGCGGAAGGGCTGGACTGCTTCAGCAGGGAGCGCCGAATGTCAGTCATCGCGCCAACCGTGTGAGGAGTTAAGTTGATCTGCCCGAAAGTCTGCTGAGACTCAGTGACAGCAGAGTCCTTGACCCAATAAGCGGTAGCCCCGCCGGTCTGCTTCGGAATCGCCACATCGCCAACCAGCCCATCAAGGACAGTCGCCCCAAGCTGGCCCACAACGAGCTTGTTCCGCAACAGGTCGATCATGGACTGACCGGCACTGTCGGTATCGACCAGCGCGCCACCAGTCTCAAGTGCGCCCGCAGAAAGGTCACGCTTCATGACGTCATAGGGAATGGTGAAATTGCCACGGTGACGACCGTAGTGGTCCCGCGCAGCCTCAGACACCTCGAACTCATACGCAGCTTCCTCGCGGAGCTTGGCATTGTCAGGCTCGGCCAAAGACCGCATGGCCCGCGCAAAGCTAAACTGCCGCGTCTCCTGATCGGTCATCCCGATTTCGGGAGTCGGGTCGGGGGTGGTCTTGGTCATGCTCGCAAGCTCCTTCTGGTATGCTTCCGGCTTCCCGCCGTCAGCGATATACCGTTGCGCCAAATCTGCGGCACCAGAACGTCCGTTAGACTCGGCTACGTCCGCGATTGCCGTAATCCGGCCCACGCGGGTGCGCTCTTCTTTGTCATCTTCGGGGGCGCGGACTTCCACGACCTCCGGCTCGGCCTTAGTCTCTACGACCTCAACCTCTTCGTTTTCCTTCATAACTACTTCCTCTGTTTCTGCGGATCGGCCAACGCCAACCGTTGCATCGGCGGGGACCGTGACTATCGAAATCTCGATAGGCTCCCAGTCCGTCACCATGTACACATCCGGTCCATCGTCACGCCGCTCTTGCAGTTTCATTTCATGCACTATGTAACTGACTGACACTAGTCCCCGGATTCCGGCGGCAATGTCTTGAAGCTCGTACTCAGCAGACGGCCGCGTACTGAATCGCGCCAATGCGCGACCCCTCCGGTCGTCATCAATACGAGTATTCTCTGCAAGCCCGACCTGGTTCCCTGTGTCGTGCTCTGTGCATAGGGGCAGTGTGCCGGACAACCGACACGCGCCCTCCGAATGATCCAATATCTCCAGCCCGAAATCCCGCTCGTATTCCGTCTCGCTGGAAAATGCCAACTCGACTGTCCGCGCATCCATATCGACAGAATCAGATGGGACCACCAGGGCCCGCTTCTGCGTTGTCCCGGTTATTGAGCGGATTACCTTGTCACTCATCATCATCCTCCGGTTCATCCATTTCACTGGACACTATTGATACGCCGTGGGCGGCCATTAACTTGTTCTCGGTTTCGATCTCGGCCCATACGTCCTCTGGATCGCCGCCCTGCTCCCTGATCACATCAGACCGGGAGCGCAATCCGTTATCTATAGATGCGATGTTCGCGTTTACATCCTTGAGCGGGTCGATCCAATTCCACCGCCGGGGCTGCCATGCTGCACGCTTGTACCGCATATAGCCCGCGTACTGGAGCGGAGCGCCGTTGATGTCTATGGCCCCGTTGAGCAGGGCAGAGTCAAGCCACATCTCATAAACAGGCCGCATGAATGAATCGACAAGCCACTCTTGCAAAGACTTCCAGACCTCTTGATCCTCGATAACCGCCTGCCGGATGCTGGAGTACGAAACGCCCTCTAGGTCATTCGCAAGAATGTTGTAGTGGACTCCAAGCCCAGAGGCGATTCCCCGCAGGCAGGACTTCACAAAGTCGGGGAACTCGCCCGCCGGATAGGTGGGGTCGTACTTGTCTATCGACTCACCCGTCCGAAGCTGGAACCAACTACCCGGATCGCCGCCGTCTACAATAGGGGAGCCGTCCGTATCTATATCATCCCCGCCGTAGTCCCCGTCCTCTGTCTTGATAACCCCAAGTTTCGACGCGCCCACGCGGGCGTTGACTAGCGCGGCCTCTTCGTACCCCCCCAGCATGTTTAACCGAAGCAGGGCAGTAGACATCCACGGCACGCCCCTGGATTGACTAGGGTATTCCTGTAGATACAGGTGGAATATCTCATCAGCCGGGATGCGCGTATGGCTGTTCGCGTAGTATGTCGCAGTGCCGGACTTGACCGGATCAACGAAATAATACGCAACCGGGCGGCGGTCTGGATCAAGCTCGATCCCCATCCTGACGGTGTGCCCGTTGCCCCTGTCGTCGTTGTAGTTTGTGTCTAACAGTTCCGGGTCTACGATCTCAAGTGCAAACCCGAAGTCGTTGGGGGCTTGCTTGCGGACCCGGATCAAGGCTTCGCCGTCTATCGCCACTGTCCCAAGGATGAGCCTTTGCATATCTGCCCACCCAAGCCGCCCGCTGATGTCACACTGCCGCCCCCATCGCCGCCATGCGCCCTCTATCGCTGTCCTAGCCGAATCATCAGCCCCGGCCTTGCCCCGCAACACCTGGGAGCGCAATACAACGCCCTTCGGCCCGATTACGTTAGATTTCGTCATGCTGACAAAACGTTTCGCATAATCGTTGTTGTAGGACTGCTCCCGGCTCCTGGCTCTCAGCGTCTTGAGATTTTTCCGTAAAACCGAATCTATCGAAAGCGGGGTGGTCGTCCATGAGGCTGTTGTATTTGTGGTCGCCGCAGCACTGAAGTTTCGCCGCGAACTGCGGTATCCCCTGAATACCCGCTTGCCGCCGTATGAAACTGACGGCAGCCTGCGCTTGATGCTGTCAATGATTCCCATTAGAATCGCACCCTTACTGTTTTATTGCCGCCTAGCCCCTGTGCGATTCGCTCTTCTTGTAGCTCTTTTTCATACCATCTCTTGTACTGCGACCGCATGACGATCAACTCTTCGTCAGTCTTGTACTGTACCGACCTGTCCCCTACCGAATCGGCCAGATACGACCGCTCGGCGCTGCCCTCTATGACCGCCTCGATCAAGTCTAGGACTTTCTTAACATGCGATCTGTCATCAAAGCCGCTTGTGGCGGCGACCAAGTCAGGCTTGACCTTCAGCGTCCCGGTGCCAACGGTATGGTAGTCGGTCCCGTCGTTCACCTGGGCAGACCATCGGACGGTGTTGTATGCACCCGATGATGTGTCTAGGGCCTGGGTGTTTGCTATCGTCATCTCTACCAGATGCGTCCCGTCCCCATTGTCAGATCCGGTCACCTTTACCTGATTGTCCGTATCCAGGAACGTGTATATCAGCGTCCACGTTGCTGGCAGATAATCGCCCAGTGACTTTGTCCACTTGACAACATCGCCGCCCCTTATCTCTGTAGGCTCAGTCGTGCCTATGGTATACGCCATCTATTTCCTCCAACTATTGACGAATCCCTTGCGGCGGCGCGGCTGTCTCGTTTTCTTTTGAGGCTCGTCCTCTAGCGCCTCGCCTTTGCTTACTGCGTTCGCCCGCTTTTCCAATGCTCGCCAGTTCGGGCGCAGCTTGTGGACGGCGGCAAGGGCGTAGACCTGGCAGTCGAGGGCTTCGTTTCTTGCGCTCGATACCTTCTTTTTCCACACCCGCTTGGGATGCCCCGCATGAAATACGGTTACGCATTTCTCCGATGTAAGCTGATCGAAAAACCCGTCGTCAAACGGCTCCCGATCAGGGAAATGGGACCGCCCCGATTCGCCAGGGGGAAGCGCGAGGCGGCCCAGAACGGCGGTCTTGCCCGCGTCCGTACCCACCATATGAAGGCGAACCGGCACCCGTGCCTGTGCGGTTCGACGCTTGGTCGGGTAGTAGATGACCGGGTGACCCTCGCCGCTCGACCCCTTGATTGCGTAGACCCGTCTGGTCTGGCGCGGCTCTACGTACTTGTATACTTCCTCTGTCCGATGACCCCCTGAATCAATACAGGTACACGCTATCTTCAGGTATCCCCCGTAGGCCCATTCAAACTCCCGGTCGAACAGCAAGTGGTCCAGCTCTCTCCATACCTTGTCCCCCGCAGTATTCCCCGGAATGATCACATGATCCACGGCGTATGGAGTGTCGAGCAAGCCCCACCCGTAGACCGATATTTCCAGCCGGTTGTCTTGGGTGTCCACTCCAGCGGTCAGGCACAGCGCCCCGGTAGGCACTTCCGCGTCGTATGGCTCGGTCCTATCGGATGCCTTGTTAATCACAACAGAGGTCAAGCGGTCCTCCCACGTCTCGCCAAGCGTGGTGTTAGTCCAGACCTTGAGAGTTTCAGGGGTCTTCTTTGCCCGCAGAAACGAGGACGCTATTTCGCTCCACTTTTTCCACGGCGAGTACGCAGCCCAGATATGGAATGAGGCCGTCCCCTTCAGCGGGGCCGTCGCAATCCACTTGCCCTCCGCGATCATCTTGGGCTTGTGTTCCTCGCCTATGTGGCCATCACAATGCACACATTCGAAATGGGCTGTATCCGTGTCGTCCTTTTCCCACTTCAGGTTGGCAAACTTCAGAACTTGGAACTCGCCACAATGGGGACAGGGGACATTGAAATACCGCTGGTCCCCTTCCTTGAACGCCCGGTAGATCCTCGACACATCCGCATCGGTGGGGGTAGAAGTCAGGAGCAGCTTCCGGTTGTAAAAAGTCTCAGCCCGGACCCAGGCCAAATCTACCGGGTCGCCCTCTGTCCCCGCCGACGACGGGAACCGGTCTACCTCATCCGGGGCCACGATCCTGATCGGGCGAGACGCCAGAGAGGCGGCAGAGTTCGCACCTGCGTAGGTGATATGCCCGCCGGGGTATTTCTTGTGCCGGATCGTATTCCCGCTGCTCTTTTGCTTTACCGGCTTGATCTTTTCCGACAATGCGGGGCAGGCGTCCACAGCCGGCTGGAAGCGGTCCTTTGAAAACGCCTCAGCCATTTCCAATGTCGGCTGTAAGGCCAAAACCGGGGACGGCTCCAGGTCTGCGAAAAACCCGAAAGCATTGATCAGGATTTCAGACTTTCCCGTCTGACTCGACCACATCAAAACAACGGTATGTATCGCCGGATCGGTAATCACGTCCATCGGCTCACGCTGGTACTCTGCCCGCCCGGTGATCCAGTTCCCGGGCTCCGCGCTACTGGACGACACCAACACCCGGTTGGCATCTGCCCATTCGCTGATGGTCTGGTCCGGCGGCGGCCCCCAGAGGGGCAGCACACTAGACAATACCGCACTAGCTGGCTTTGTCTTCACCGACCGCAAAGTCCCTCAATTCCACTAGAATCTCCCGAACTCGCACATCCACGATATCGCAACACGCCGGTACGTCTGTTTCGACCGCCACCTGCGGGGCCAGCGTATGCCCCAGGGCGAGTAGCTTGGCGCGGATATTCGATATCTGGACGCCCCACACATCTGCCGCATCTTCAGCCAAGACTATTTCGCCCTGTTTTAGGGCAACCTCGATCTCCGTCTTGTCCGCTTGAGCTTTAGCAAGCCGCGCCTTCTCTGCCGTCAAATCCAGATCGTCCCGGTCCATCATCGCCGCGATGACATCAGACATCCAGTAGGTCGGCCCGTACCCCGTCTTGCCCGCTGGCTCGATGTCCTCCACGATCTTGGCCATGAACCGCCGGTCTTTGTTGCACTCAACTGCCAGGGCAGATACAGCCCACTTCTTTCTCGTCATCGCCATATCGAATCCCCCTGAATTACCCTATGGCAAGTTGGCTCCTTTTTGTCGCCCCGCTGAATCTCCGCTCACCCTATTCCGACGCCACCCATAAACAGATTTTATGGTGGCCCTTGCGTGACCTCAAATCTAGGTTTTATTCACGACTTGCC